GGCCATGATTGGCCCCTTTCTATGTCAAACGGTGAGAAGTGATGTCCGGTGGCAGCATGAACCACCACCGGACGTGAACTGCTAGGTGCGCGACGCGATCAGCGTTGCGACAGCCTCGGGGCGGGCAAGCTTCGCACCGTAGACGTGGAGACCCTTCATCGCGTCCGAGAACGAGTTCTCGGGACGGTACGATTCGGTCTTCACAATCTGGTCCGCATACGTGAGCGCGCCAGGGTAGCCAGCGGTGACTCGGAAGTCATCACCGGTCGTGTTGACCACGTTGTTAGACATGAGAATGTCAAACCCGAACATGCGACCCACGGTGCCGTTACGCAGCGCATCGGACGAACCCGAAGCCGACAGGTCGGTGAACAGACCCGACGCGACGAGGAGGCCATGATACCAGGCAGGAACGATCGCGTAGCGACCCTCCTTGGGCACGTCAGCCTCATCGAGCTTCACCATCAGGTCGTTGATGCCATCCACTGCAAGAGCGGAAGACGTGATCGACGTGGTGGTGATCTGGTTCGCCGTAGCGGCGCCCGTGTACAGGCCCGCAACGTACTGGTCGGCGATGTCGCGCAGGGCGTAGGCAGACTCGACTGCCGCTTCGCTCATCAGCGACCCGCCGTTGCCGGTCTGAGCCTTGTCGATGTCGTCAATCTCAAATGCGAAATACTTCGCCTCAGTGATGACAAGCGAACGCTCCGCATCGGTGAGCTGCTCAGGCGTGATCGTCGTCACACCCTTCACGTAGTCACCAATGGTGGGACGGCCAACCGAGATGATCTTCACGGTGTCGCCCTGGTCGCGAATGGTGCCCTCGTAGTTGCGGTTCGCAACACCAGGGCCCGCGTAGACGAGGTTCTTCTTGAGGGAAGTGAGCAGCTGTGCCGCCCAAATCTTCCGCTGAGATTCGGTGAGAGCCATGATTGGCACTCCTTTCAGGTTGAGTGGTTACTTCTTGAGTCCGAGCAGATGATCAAGATGCCCAGCAGTGCGGGCCTTCTCGATCGCGTCGGGGTTGTTCGAGTGGCGCTCGAGGTCTGCCTCGGACCACTGCGCAACCGTCGTCTCTTTCCCCTTCGTCCCCTGATCTGCGTCGCCGTCGAAGCGTGCCTTCTGCACAGCGGCCAGGTGGGGTTTCCGAGTAATGAGATCGTTGATTGCTTCGTTCAATGCGTCCGAATCCACGTCACCCTCATCGCCAACCTCAAAAGACTTGAGATCGATGTACAGGGCGGCATCAGTGGGGTCAGCAAGTCTCCCGGTAGCGGCAGCGCGAAGCTCGGAACGCAGAATGCGCTCGTTGGCCTTCGACATTGCCTCAGCACGCGCCTCAGCCTTTGCGGCCTCAATCGCTTGCTCCTCAGCAGGCTTATCCTTCAACGCAAGTTCGGCCTGCAACTTCTCAAGCGCAGACCGAGCCTCACGCGCCTGCGCGATAGCTTCCTTCTTCTCAGCCTTCATCGCGTCAAGAGCTTTCTTGCCCGCATCGCCAAGGGCAGACTCGCCCTCAACCGTTTCGGACTGCTCAGACTCGACCTCAGCCGACTCACTGGTGGTTTCGGTTTCCTCGACCGTTGCGGCCTCAGACGTGGTTTCGGACATAGTGGAGTTGCTCCCTTGTCATTTCGGGTGATAGCGGCCACCCATTGCGGGCAGTCGTCCTTCCGCCCACAGGGAGCGGGAAGTTTAGAACTGGTGTGCGAACACACCATCAGAACATGCGCTCAGAGGGCACAGGAGCCAATCTAAGACACCAACAGGTCAGAATGAACCGTGGATACCCCCACGATTCAGAACGCGGGAGGATGCAGAAATCGAATACGTGTTCTACACGCTCGGATACAAGTAGCCGTACCGCTCGAGAAGTTCACGCATCCGCGTCGCGTTGCCGTCAGCCTGCAAAACGATCTGCTCAGGCATCAAACGCAGCGACGTAGTACGCCGATACCGGCCATCACGACGAGCTTCACCCGTCAACCGAATCTCACGCCGACCAAAAGCACCCCGAGCCGTCGTACCCTCAGCGGTAGCGAACACGTTCAACGGTGACCCATCCGCCCGGACACCGATCTGCACCGGACGCAATCGACGCACAGGAACATTCGCCGGCTTCGACCCGAAATAGCCTCTCCGAGTGTTCACAACCTTGATCGGATCGGCACCGTTACGGATCGCCTCCGCACCAGCATTCGTGAACACACGATTCTGCTCCGCGCTCGACAATGACGCGAAGTAATCCTCCGGCGAAGCGAACTGCTCAGCGTCCTCACCAGCACCAGCAACAGGCATCGCCGTACACCGACACTTCGGATGCCGCAGAAACGCCGTAGAATACGACGAATCGCCTGCAAGGATCGCACACCGAGAACACGCCCCAGCAGACACCACACGCACATACCGCGTGTAACCCTTCCCCACCGAAAGGGTCATGTCCGACATGCGACCCATGTCCTGCACCATCGAACCAACCATGATCGCCAACAAAGACGCAGCCGACTCGAACGCTTGACCTCGAGGAACACCACGCCCGATCTGCCGCTTCGTATCCACGACAGCCTGATACATTTCCGGCCCAACCTCACGGCCAGCCAAAGTCACACCGCCGAACGCTTCCGGCACCACCCGTGCAGGAGGAGCTTCCGGTGCAACCGCTTGTAGAAACGGGGCCGACTGACGTGCGGCAACAACTTGAGCCGCCGTGACCACCGCTACCATCTGCGGAGCCACACGATCCCAGCCACGATCCAAGAAGTCCACATCAATACTGCGGAACAATCTCAACGACCGACGAATGGCAGCATCCTCAAGACGTTCCCGCCGAGATTGATGCTCCAACGCGGAACTAAGCGCCGACACCCTCAGGGCCCGCCGCGTCCAAAGCGATCGCGTTCTGCAAACCGAAGTCCACCATCTCGGCCTCCTCAACACGCTTCATCTCAAGAATCCGCTCACGCTCCAAAGGCCCAACACCATCCAGCTCAAGCAGATACGCAAACGGATAGCCGATCGAACGCTTCTTCGTGAGAGAGTCCGCCAACTGTGCCTCGGAACGGATCTCGGGATTCATCCACGACACCTTCGCCAACCTGACCTGATCAGCCAACGCAATCTCACCCAACACCAGAGCGATCAGGCGGTTCACCTCACGCATCGCGGGAGACGCAAACACCTCAAAGTCGGTGACCTTCTTATTCAGGCCAATCTCCGACGCCTTCAACCCCTCAGCGTTCACATTCGACATGCCATTCTTCGACACGAGATACGTGGGCGGAGTGCGGGTCTGAGAGGAAATGTGGGACACGGCAACATCGATCGTGTCCGTGAACACGTCCAACCGTGCAGCCTCCCACGAATCAATCTTCGGATCATCACCATCAACGTAGAAAAGTCGCTTCTCCGACAGCTCCTTCATATCAACAGGCTTCACACCCGTCTGCTTGCCATCAGAATCGAGAATCGGAATCATCGGCGGCGACCCCAACACCACACGCGCCGGCATCGACGCATAATCCGCCGCCAAGAACAGATAAGCCCACAAAAGGTTGATCGCATCCTGCATCGGCACGACACCCTGAATCTCCGAAAGAGGATCACCCTTCAACGGCGGACGGTTCGGCACCTCCACCACAGGCACCACACCAAGAGGGTTCGCCAACGGCCACGACTGCCCCGCGATCTCACGCATCCGCCAACCACCATCAGCAGACTGCTCCGAACGGGCCTGCTCAGCCTGAGACTCCCGATCATCCTTCACCAACGACCGTCCACGCTGAAACTTCCACACCTCAGAAGGGGTGTACAGCGTCGCGTACTCGAAGTCCTCATCTAACCAAGTCTTCAACGCCGCAACCCGCTTCAACGGATTAGCGAAGTCATACTCAATCTCAACCTGCGACGGATGCTCCCACGTCACCAACGGCTGCTGAGTGTCACGATCCGCCCACACAATCACGAACGTCCGCCGAGCAGTCAACGTCGTCACCCAACCCTGCGCCGATTGCATGTCAAGCTCGTTGCGCAACCACCACTCGTGCAACATGTCCGCCGACGAACGCGCCATCTGCGCGTCAACACCATTCGACTGCGGAATGTTCAAACCCGTGTAGTCAATGCGCTCCGCCTCCGCATACACCACAGGAGCCGTCCAGTTATCCGCAAACGTGTCATAGCGGGCCGCGTTCTGCGCCTGCCACTCCTTCGTCGCAAACGTCAACGGCTGCTTACCCAACAGGTAATCCTCAAAGCGGATGATCTCATCACGCCGATTGTTCAACCGAGCATAAATACGGTTCACCATACGGAGGGCACTGACAGCATCCACGCGGAACCTCCTCCTAGTAGTAAACCAACGACACCTTGCTTGCAGAGTTCGCGCCGTCAGCGATGGCGTCCGCAGCGGCCTCATGTGCGAGAACGGCGGACATTGTTTTGTCGATCTTCTGGTGATCGGCAGGCTTACCGATGATGTACTGGCGAACACCAGTGAGCTTGTTCACGTCCCGAGCACGCACAATCGCATTACGCATGTGCACCAACGTGTCAGCGTCACCATCATGCGAAAACGTCGAATCCTGGTTGTACACGTCAGTTCGAAAACGCTCGAGGGAAGCGTGCATCTGAGTGGGACGGTTCGTGGCCCACTTGATGAACTTGGACTCGCCGTACTTTTGCGCCCACGAGTCGATCTCGGTTTCCCAGAACATCGGGTCGCAGTACGCGCGGACAATCTCGAACTCTGACGCGAGGTGATCAATCGCCGCGTTGACCTCGGCTCGAGGGACGCGCCCGTTCCAGTCAGCAGGGTTCCAGTACGTCGGGCGTTCGGAACCTGCCGCGCCATAGATCGGCGTAAACGAGTGGAAGTCCAACGTCTCGAGCTGAATCGCCGTGTGGTCGTTATTGTCCGAACCGTCAAACCCGAGCGCGACCCTCGTGCGCGGAGAAACGAACACAGTCGGTCGGCGTCCATCTTTGCCATCGGCTACGCGCGCCTGCCACTTCCCAATGTCCATCCAGGAGCCTGAGCCGGCAACGATCCGATTCCCGAAGAAGCGTTCAGCCTCAGCCGCGTTCAACTCCGCAAGTGCCGACGACTCCGCTTCAATCGAGCGAATGTCAACCCAACTTGAACTTGCGTAGTTCCACCGGAAGATGTCGTTACGGTCTTTCTTCAAATCGAACCGAAGATGCGCGGGCGGTGGGAAGTGATGCTTGTAAACGTCAGCGCGCTTCGACTCGTGCGTTTCTTGCGCCTGCGAACTCTCGGACGGGTCATAGGGGTTGGTCGACTCAGAGACGCGACCACCCATACCCGCAGCGCCACGTCGAAGAGTGCGCATGAACTTCTTCATCTTGTTCGAGTCAGTCCACAGACCCGTCTCGTCGCACCTACCCGCAGAGATGCGCGCACCGAGCTTGCCATCAGCCTTCGACGTGACTATCTCAACGCGAGAATCACGGTTCTTGTTCGGATGACGGATGAACGCCTCACCCGTCTTCGGAATCAAGTTCGCCAGCGGGCCGTCGTCAATCATGGGGATGAGGGCACCCCAAGTGTTTTCGACCTGATCCTCAACCACTGCCGCGAGCTGGATACGCGGGGTCGACCACGGCCTGCCTAGCGGCTCCCCAATTTCGAAGACGTGAGGTGCAAAGTCAGACTTGTCGGTTCCCCACCCACACGAACACCCGATGTCGCTGCACAGGAAAGCGCGCTCCTCTTCGGCGCGCCCATCGAATAGGGTCGGGCCTACGAACTCAGCACAAGTCTCAGCCGCAACGCCAGGAGACTTACCAACCTTCTGGGCGGCCATCCACTGACCCGTGCGATACCGGAAAGCCACATTGCGCTCACCAGGCTTCGCGGCAGTGCGAACCTCATACCAGTTCGCCAACCAGACGCGATGGTCCAGCGTCGGAACGAACGGCGCACCCGCGTTGTCGCCCTCCGGAATCACGCAATGCGCGTTGATCCAATCCATGACGAGAAACCCAAGCGAGTTCGCTCGCGCAGGTACCTTGTACTCAGGCCCCTTCAACGGTGACAACCTTCAACCAATCCCCGCCAACCGTCTGGCGAGCAAACGGGACAGCGTTCGCCTGAACAACTTCAACGTCTTCGATCTGCCACCCGAGACTCTTCATTCCCGGCATTGACAAGCCCAGCTCGCCTTCCATCCGCAGAGCTGCAGTCCTCATTCCAGCGGACGCCTTCGGCTCACTCGCCTCAAAGTACGTCCGCACATACAGCGCAACCGCGAACTCGAGACGGTGGATCTCCCACATGAGAGCCTGCGGAGTAGACCACAGCCGCTCCCACAAATCCGCCTCAACCTGCAAGAGATCATGCAAAGGCCACTCAGGAGCATCCCCAAACCGACCCTTAGCCGGCAGAGTGATCCAGTCCTCTTTGCCAGCCAAACCCTTGATCTGCGAACGCATAGAGTTCGGATCAACCGGACGACCCGCGCCACGACGTGCAACCATTTCAGTTACTCCTCCACCATTGCGGTGCCCCCATTGCGGGAGATCGGATTACACTGCGAGATTCGCCCCCTTCCTGCAATTGCAGGACAGGTGAGCAATTTGGCAGTTTTCGGGAACATGCGCGCCACCGCGCGAAATAGGAATGATGTGATCGACCGACCGACTCATGCGATGCGGCCAAGCCAATGTCAGGTCGACGGGCTCACCGCAGACGGTAGGATCAGTCATATCGAAGCTCATACCTTCGGTGACGCCCCCGGTGGATGCCAGTCCACGCGGGGGTCTTTTGCTTGCCACCATTCTACCGAACAGGGCCTCGAAAGAGGGTTCCGAAAACATTCGAATTACGCTCCGGGTTTTTCAGCCC